CACGCGGCAAAGCTTTATGACATTCATCAATCACGTAAAGAGGCCCCGCCCCTGTCTCAGGATGCCGCCAAGGGTCAGCATAGTCCAACATCGTCGCAAAGGGCCTTGCGACCTGATTAACAGTGTGAGTATCGAAGGAACGATGAAACAAGTTCCAACGACTTACTTCCTTTTGAATCTCAACGTCATTTTGCCGCAAGGAAATCAACGCACGATAAGAAGTATCTATAGAACAAATATGCTCGAGATCAAGAGGCATATTAGTAATAACTTTGCGACATTGAGCGAGCGCAGGAAGAATATGAAACGCTACAGCCTCATAACTTTTACCACCGCCAGGCTGACCTAGAAGAAGATTGATCATTACGACCCCAACCGAATGAACGGAATCAGTTGCAGAAGAAAGCGAATGCCCAAAGCCACCAGCACAATACCAAGAGCTTGAGTAAAACCAATGGCAGAAAGCATGGAAAGAACAGATGCCGGAAGCACATCGAAAAGACTTTGAAGGCTCCAACTGACAGGAATCGGAATCTGCGCGAGAAGAAGGACTACAGCATCGAGCACCGTTTCGACAATGAAACAAAACAGATCAACGAGCATATCCCAAAGGACGAGAAAAACAGTTTTTACAAGATCGAATAACCACTGAACAATAGAATCCAGAAATTCAGAAATCCATTGCAAAGCATCTTCCATATCAGCCCCCGAAAATAATAGAGCGCGCTGCAAAAAGCGCAGTTATGATCAAAACGATACTGATGAAAGTCAGCACGCCGGAAGGAATACACAGAGGAACATCACCAACAAGCCAAACATTAAAACTAAAGCAGCCATCAAATGGAGCGGAGTTCACCTGGACACGAAAGGAATCCAGAAAACCATAAAGAGGAGTTGCCTTCATATCATTGAAAGATGCAGTCATTACACCGCCTACCCCGTCAGGATATTTTTTTACATACCACGACTGGGTAACATCAGGACGAACACCGGATGGCGCGCCAAACGAGGACGGCTTCTTGCAGGTGGGATCACTAGGATTTTTTTCGCAAAAAGATTTTTCCAGAAGGGCATCAGGAGGTAATTGATTTGCAGCAGCAGTGCCAGCAGCAATAGCAGCAGCAGTGCCAGAATCAAGACCGTTTGCAGCAGCAACGGCAGAAGCAGCATCAATAGCTTCTTGCAAATCGCCTTGATTCATTGTTTCAGCAGCAGCGACGGCAGAAGCGGAATAAGGACTTACAGTCTCGCCAGTATTTGAATCTATACAAATTGTGCGCCCGTTCATCGTGGCAAAACTTTGTCCAGGTGCGCAAGTTCCTTTTGAATCGACAGCGGCAGTAGATTGAGGAACAGAAGGGCCGGCCGTACATGTCTCGCCAGTAGTATAGTAATCAGCAGGGCCAGCATAATAATAGTAAACACCACCAACCAAACCGCGACGAGTAACCGATGAAATCCCGCTTGCCATTGCCAAACAACCATCATTACAAGCAAATGTAGGGAGGACGGCAGAATCGACGGTTCCGACATTGTAGAAACCTGATTGAATTGTTTGATCAGCGATACAGACCGGATCAGTAAGGACACGCTGGCAAAGCGCGGTATTTGTGTTGTAAGTGTAAGGGCCTAGTCCGTCAGTTACTGCTGGACAGGAGGCAGATGAACGACGATAGACATAAGTGCAAGACGACTCAAATCCATCGGATGAACGAATTTGACAAACCCAATAAGTATTAGGTGGAACGGAATAGTTTGGTTGTTCTACTGATATGCCGACATAGTAACCAGCAGAAACTGAACGATTGTTAGCAATTAAATGGACAGTGTAAGCATTAGCAGGCGTGTTACCAGTATAGCCAGTTGCGCCAACCTCAAAAACATCTTGCGTTAGAGGTGTTACTTCTTCGACCGCTGCAATTGAATCATGCCCCCAGATCATCAAAGCAAAAATTAGAAAAAAGCCAACAATTGGATTCATTGGAAGGCCTTTTGAATGAAAAGAAAAACAAGGAAAGCGGAGAGGCCGCCAAGAACAGCGAACAACGTATAAACAAGGGTTAAAACCTCCCCAGACATCATGGCTTAAGCCTTGCGCACGCCGCGCTTGCCAAGGTCGACACCCTTGAAGGCCATTGCGATGCCGATGATGGCAATACCAGCCACACCAACCCAAATAGCCACGCCAGTGAAGTCAACTGCTGCAAGAATTGCATCCATTTTGGATTCCTTTCTGAATATACAACTGAGGAGCAGTTGCCACCCTTGCGGCAAAACGCCTACAACTTTTTAATAGCCAAAAGAGCGAAACCGATCACAAGTCCGAAAGAGGCCAATGCAGCGACAACGTAAAAACCGAATTCAAAACTTTTTTGAATTCCAGGAGCAGTAACGAAGGAATTTTCGATACACGTTGCAAAAGTAGGAACAGGAAACGGGATTGAATGAACGAGGAACATTGCCGCGACACCGTCCCTTATCTCATATTCATTCAAATGCCAAACACCAGCCACATTAAAGGCATCGTCATACACATGTACGGCCCTTGTTTTGGCCCGAATGACCGGAACCCAAGAAGAAAAGTGAGCGTCGACCGCTTCCTGTTCAGTCGCATAACAAGTGTTATCGTGAAGCCATCCGGCAAAACTAACCGATGGCAGACAGAACAGGATGCAGAGCAGAGCAAAGCCTAATTTTTCGTTCATTTTTTTTCCCTTGCGTTTATAAGAGCAGTCGAAGCATGGAGCGCCACGACTTACACAACCGCTCATAAAAACGCCCTGAACACGCAGGGCGGGAAACCTTCAGGCAGGTTTGACCTGTCCGGTTTTTTCGGGTGAAACGTAAGAAGCCGTAGATTTGTTGCGAGGAATCAAACGCACAAGTTGCCCCCCTATCTGCTTATCATAGCCGACAACAATCCCGAACTCACCATCGTAATCGCCTGGAGGTATAACCACGTGCCCTTTCGGAAGAATCAACTCGCCTACGCGGATGACTTCGGCACCAGTTTCAGGGTCAAGCGGATAGGCGATGCACTGACAAACGTACATTTTCCAATCCTTGCCGTTTTTGTTGCCCTTGCGTTCGTTGACGGATAAAACCTGAATGCGGGCTTTCATTTTTTGCGCTCCCATGATTGAAGGAATGCATCAGCGAGAACACGAGTAGAAAAAAACTTATATTCAAACGGGATTGAAACCCGATAGAGATTTTTTCCGACTTGTTCAACCATGATGCGCTCCCAAAGTTAGCTCCGAAAATGGAGTGAGCACACTTTAAGTCCATTTCTGGTGTCTTGTCAACCACATTATTAGTCCAACAAAAACGCAACCCCCGACGTAACCTTGCCTATTAATTTTCGCTCGGTTTCACCAGTAATCCAAATAACGCCCGCCGCCTGGTCAGCCCACATATTCAAGTCTGTTGCGCCCGTGTAATAAATCAAATCATGCGCTTCTGATACTGCCCCCGCAAAGGTATCAGCACGCAGCCAGAACCTTTCTATACGCGGTCTAATAATGTTGCGACTGTGCCAATACTTTTTTGCATTTTTGTCACCTTCTTCAAACTCTTTACCTATGTACTTCGTCAAATATCCGGCGAGCTTATTACGCTTCCATTTTTTTGCAGTACCGCCCCACCTACGCACAGGCCCTTGCACGTTGACCGCGCCCATAGACTTCTCACCGAGTTTTGCACCCCCTACAAGCCACGCAGACACTTCAGACGGGGGTTGACCTATGGCAAGAAGCCAGCAGCGCAGCAACCAGCGTATATCTTGCCTACCAGTAACGGCAACATGGATATGGTACGCGCCCCGATCCTGTTTCTCCAGAACCGCCAAATACTGCCAGTCAGGATACCGAACACGAAAAAGGCGAACGGCCTCTTTCCAATCAGAGGCAACCTGGGCACGATCCTGGACGTTTTCCCGATAGGCAAAAGTCAGCATGTGATCTGCAAATATCGACTTGACCAAATACCGGACGGATTGCCTTGCGCGCTTCGCGGACCGTGCGCGATTTTCCGCATCACGTTCCGCCTGTTCCTCAACTGTACGACGCTTGCGCGGACAATCAAGTAGAGCATTAAAACCCATACGCAAATTGATGATCGCATCACGATTTGCAGGAGTGACGCTTACTTCAGTTTGACCATGCGGGAGATGTACAAGTTTCGCCCAGTAATACGGTATCGGTGCGGCTTCTGCCTGTAGGCGACGGCGTACCTCTTCTGCGAGGTTTGGCTTTTTTGTGCATGGGCAATCGTTGACTACATCCCATTTACGGCGTATAGGTGCGCTCATCCGGCAATGCTCCACTAAATGACTTACTGGACAACCCCAGAGGATTCGCGTCCTACTGGGGCATCTTTTTGCCCTTCTAACTACAAAACCACTTAATACCCAAACCGTCCAAACCGCTGCAATCAGGCGATTTGCGCCTCCTGTTTGCTTATGTGTCCGTATTACAAGTTAAGCGGCGCGCTACGCGCGCACGCTACGCCATCCTCGCTACGCTGCGGCTGCTCGCGTGCGGCGGCGCGTCACTCCGATGAAAGAGGGCGCTCAATCCACTACGTAGAACGAAAGTAAAGCCCAAGCCCTGCGGGTTTTTTGGCCGACCGTGGCAGTGCTCGGAAATGATGAAACTATTTCCTGCGCGCTGGCCGCACCACTCGACCAAAAAAGGCTTGACTATCGTTCTACTACGTAAAGCAAGTTGGCCATGCCCGTTGGCGATAGCCCTTCGGACGATAAAACAGTCCGAAGCGCTGTCACCAACGGGCAGACCCAAGGAGCGCGAGGAAATGAAACTTTCAAGAAAATACATGAACGGCGAAACCTTCAAGGCACTACAAACAGCCTTCGAATTTTTCAACCAAGACACTGTAGATTTTTTGCGTTCATTTATTGCTGAATGCAAAGCCGGATGGACTATAAAAAAACCCAAGAAAGCAGCAGAAACAAAAGAGAGAGCATTCCCATTCATGTTTTGGATATGGGCAAACACTAGAGGCCAACGACTTGTGCAGTGCCGGTAAAACCTTGAACCGGAGAATCACAGGTAACATAAAAACGAATCTTCTCGAAAGAAATTGAGGCAGAACAATCCGAAAGGCGCTTGACCGAGTATCCCGATTCTTTAAGTTCATCGGAATTAACATAGAACTGATGCATACCATTTTGCGAAGCACTAAAGCTATAACGATCACGATCACCAGACTGAACATAACCAACAATATGCAGCCTAAGATTTGAAAATGGGTGAGAAGACGGCGCAGGCTCATGGACAACAGCAGGAGAAGCCGGAGCTCGAACAGGAGCAGATGTTGGGGAAGCCTGAGCTCGAACGGAAGCAGATGCAGAAGAAGGCGTGTAAGGCTCAAGCGAAACACCGGAAACAGTACGAGGGCCAGAAGCAACAGCAGATTGAGCATTACTAATCGGATTTACCTTGACATTACTGAACATCAAAATGCCCAGGACAAGAACCAGACATACAGCAGCACCCAAAAAAGGCCAGCGCATCCAAATAGGCTTAATATCACTTGCGGCAAGTTCTTTACCTGCGGAATCACTCCGAGTGTGAGACTTGTAAAAGCGAAAAAATGTCGGGTTATAAGTACGGATTGATTCATTTACAACCTCACCCCGAACACCATCAAGAACTTTGCGAATGTAGCTCTTATTGGTGCCAAACGCAGTTGCCTTTTTAACCCTATAACAAACCTGGACAAGATCGACAATAGCAGCAGAAATTTTGCCATAGCTTTGAGTAATTAGAAGAACATCAGCAAACTCATGGCGGTGCTCAGCGAACCATTCTTCAACGAGCTGATCGGTCTTTCCACGCGGCAAAGCTTTATGACATTCATCAATCACGTAAAGAGGCCCCGCCCCTGTCTCAGGATGCCGCCAAGGGTCAGCATAGTCCAACATCGTCGCAAAGGGCCTTGCGACCTGATTAACAG